TGGATATAGGTGTATGCCGTGCCATGCAATGCAATGGGTATAGGTGGATGCCATGCCATGGATATAGGTGTATGCCGTGCCATGCAATGCAATGGGTATAGGTGGATGCCATGCCATGGATATAGGTGTATGCCGGGACGGGACGGGATGCCGGGATTGTGGCGGGTATCCCGTTCGTGTTGCCGGGTACCGGGTACCGCATATGCCCCCATAATCTTCACGAATCCCCAGGCCACCAGGGGTCCGGCGCGGGAGGCAAAAATATCACCGCGAAATTTTTCCAACTCTCCGGGAAAATATATACACATGCGCTTAAACCGCACGCTTAATTATGCGCACCAGCGTGTATTACGCCCACGCGTATACGCCCACGTGAAGCTCCAGCTCAGCATGTGGAACCAGCCCCATGGAAATGCGGCGGCATGGGCCAGTCCAGGACGATGCGAGGCTAGAACCAGGACAATCCAGCCAATGCTCTCAATGCGTCCCCAAATCGCCCCGGATTATCTACAGCCTGATGACGTTGCCCATCGCATCGAAGGCTACCCTCGGCTCGTCCAGCTCGCGGTCGGACTTGCTCCTGACGAACGGCGCTCCTACGCCCAGCTCGTCGTGGACGATGCCATGGCACTCGTGGCACAGCGGCATCAGCAAGTCCAGGTTCAACGAGACTGCTGGGTCGTCGATGTTCTCCGGTGTCAGAGGAACCATGTGATGCACGACCCTGGCTGGCGTCAGCTTGCCTTGCTCACTGCACCTGACGCAGAGGCCCTGCGCGTTCCTCATCGCGGCCTCCCTCGTCCGCTCCCAGGCTGCGGACTTGTAGAAGGCCCTGGCGAACTCCTTAGCCATCCGCTTCGGTGAAGCACAGTCGGCCCGCGGCGAACGTCACGTCCTCGCCAGTGGGGCCGCATATGTAGTCGCTGCCGCCGAACGCGTTCTCGACATCGACGGCGAAAAGGCACCGCGAGCAGCTCCCGGCGTCCTCATCGCCGTCGAACGGAATCTCGTCGAAGCCGTCCAGGCGCTTCGTCTCGTTCATCTCGCCTCCAGAATCCGGTCGTGGATGTGGCCGCATCCGACCCTCGTGTCGACATGCACCTTGAGCCCCGCCGAGCCGCACTGCTGGCAGAAGTAGTAGTCCTCTCCGAGCGCGGAGCCGTTGGGATAATCCACGTATTTGAACCACGGCCTCGGCAAACGCCTGAACACGTCCACGTTGATGAGGGCGAAGCACATCCCGCCGCCCTTCACCTCGACGAGGCCGTCGAGCGCGCTCAATTCGCGTGCATAGTAGCTCTCGTGATAGCCCTGGGTGTTCGGCTTGATGACGCTCGTCTGCCCGTCATCGCTAGAACCCCTCACGCCCCATCCGAGGCACACCTCCACGTCGTGCGACATGAGGTTCGCCAGCCCGTCGCTAGGCGGCAGCATGTCGGAGTCGCACATCAGCAGATAGTCGAAGCCACCGTCGAGCGCGGCCTGCGCCATGAAGTTCCTGGCCCTCGCCACGCTGTACCCCATGAAGCACCTGCACTCCACGTCGTTGCCGTCCCGGTCGAGGTTCACGAGCGCCTCGAGCGTGAGGGCCTTCGCGGTCCTGTCGAAGCTCGGGACGGCGAGGAGCACCCTAGCCATGCTTCCTCGCAACCGTCGCGTGCCGCTCCATGACCTCGTCCCACGTCATCTCGCGGCATTTCGCCACCAGCGGCTCGTTGCGCCACTTCTCAGCTTTCATCCCAGCGTAGTGCTTTATCCTCACCACGTTTGTCGCCTCGGTGAACTCCGTGCAGTTGTATTCGGACGGCATCTCGTGGATATGGCCTTGGCATAGGAACGAGAACACGTCCTGCTCGATGTTCGGGTACCTGCGCCAGTTGAGCGCGTCGACCACTTCGCTGGCCTTGCCGTCCCTGAGCATGTCCAGGTTGTACAGCGCGACACCCGTGTTGCAATAGAGCATGTTCTTCAGCCGCCTGCACTCGCTTGGCTCGGGCGATGCCGAGAAGTAGCACCCATCTAGCGGAAATTCCCATATACCGGACACATCCCTGATGCAGACCGTGTCGACGTCCAGCGAGAGGATTCTATCCACGCCTGACAGCTCGGGCATGAGCGCGAGCGCGGCCCTCATCAGGGAGAGGTACGAGAACCTGCTGCTCATGTTCGGGGAATCCTTCGGGAAGAATCCCTGGCCCGAGACGTCCACGACCTCGCACATGTCGGGCAACACATAATCGTACCCGCCCTCCGTGAGCAGCCAGACCTTGTCCACGTTCGAGTTGGCTATGAGCGACTTGCATGCTGTCTGCATGTCGCCGTAGAGGTTTTTGGAGCCTGAGTAGAGCGCGTGCCGCATGGTGCCTCCTAGATGATGTTCTGGTATTCGTCGTAGTGCCTGAGAAGCGCGATGTAGGCGAACAGCTCCGACATGAACGGGTCGATGCGGTTCTTGGCCTTGCCGCCCAGCTTCACGGGCTGGATGTTGGCGTTCACGTCGGTCTTGACGGACACGTTCATCCTCGCCCATTGCGTCATGGGGTTCCCGTTGTTGACGATGCGGTTGGCCGCGAAGTCGGCCCTGATCTGCTTCATGGGGTCGGAGAGCGTCTTCACGCCCTGGCGAACCACGTCCGCCCTGTCCTTGCCCACGTACTGCTGGAGGTTCGTCTCGTCGGTGCCGATGATGTGCCACGGGTCGTAGCCGATGGCGTAGGCCCACACGTCGTACTGCTCCTTGACCTCCTCGAGCCAATCCAGGAACACCTGCTTCGGAACCTTGTTGCCCTCCACAATCCTGAGCAGGCCGCGCTTCTCCCACAGCCTGTACGGCACGTCGTCGCGCTCGGAGCGAAGGCCGTTGTCGGTGAGGGACGCCTCCGGGAGCCAGTTCATCTGCAATTCGTAGATATGCTCGTCGCCGGGGCGCATCATCATCATCGTGGCCGAGGATATGTCGGTCGTGTCCGACGCGTCGAACCCGGCGATGCCGTAGCGGAAGCCCATCTCGGAGATGTCGAACGTCTCGTCGCAGACGGCCTCCTCGTACGTGAGCCATGCCGCTGCGCGGTTCTCGGGGATGTTGAAGTCCTTGGTGAGCACGGTCGGCAGGAAGCCGGGGTTCTGCTGCGCCTCGGAGACGTAGTCCCTCAGCGTCGACCACTTCTTGATGGTGCCGAGTCCGGGGTTCGCCTTAATCCAGCACGTCTCGTCCTCCCATTCCTCGCGGGAGTCGAGTTCGTAGATGATGGGCAGGAAGCGGTCGTCGTCGACCTCGCCGTCGAGGATGCGGCAACCGTAGTCGTAGCGGTCGTCGAAGATGTTGCCGCGCTCGAAGCCGTTGGTGGAGATGCACAGCATCAACGGCTGGTCGCGTGCGGACATGCCCTGCTTCAACAGGTCGTACTGGTCGCGGTTCGTGCACGCCGCCAGCTCATCGAACAGGCAGAAGTGCACGTCGAGGCCGTCGAGGTGCCGCGTCTGGTTGGTCAGCGGGGTGATGTAGCCCATGTTCGCATCGAAGATGATGCCGTCCTCGCCGCGCTCCGGGACGGTGCCCTTCCTCAGCCTCTTGGAGAGCATCTTGGATTGCTTCACCATCTTGAGCACGGCGCCATATGCGAGCGAAGCCTGGGCGCGTGAGGTCGCGCTCGTGTAGCATTGCGGCGCACCTTCGCCGTCAGCCATCAGCGCGAAAAGCAAAAGCGCCGACGAGAGGCTGGTCTTGCCGTTCTTACGACCCAGCTCCCACAGCGCCTCGTGGAACTGCCTGAATCCCCTGTCGTCGACGAAGCCGTACATGACCTGGATTGCCGCCTTCTGGAACGGCTCCATCTCAAACGGTCGTCCCAGCTTTCCCGACGGCAGGTAGCAGAAGTGCTCTATGAAGCGGATTGGCCTGTTCGCATACTCGTAGTCGAAATGCCAGTCCCTATAGCTGTCTTGGATGCGCCCGAGCATGAGCTCGGAGAGCTGCTTCAGGCGTTTTCCGGCTACGATCTTCCCGTCGAGAACCTGCTCGTAGTAATCGACGCACTCGGGCTTAGTCGTCATGGCTCTCCCAATGCTTGCATTCTTCGGCCCACGGGGAGTACATCTGGCGGAAGTTGATGTCGCAATCGACTATGCGCTTGCCCTCCTCGTCCCTGGACTCAGCGGCCTTGTGCTTGCAGTTGCCGCAGTTCTTCTCCATCTACCTCACCGCCTCGCAGAACGTGTGCTTCTTCGCGTCCTTCGCCTCCCAAGCCCATTCATGCGGGGCGGGGTAGAGCGCGTGCGACTCGTCCGTGGTGTGCCTGCACTTCCCGGTGCCATTGTGGTGGCAGTGGGTCTTCTTGCATTCCGGCACCTGGCCGTCGCATACGTAGAGGTACTCGTATTTCACGACTCCTCCTTCTTGTTCATGAAGAACGACTCGAACTCGTCCGGCTCCGCTCCCGTGCCCTTGAGCAGCATGAACAGCTTCGTGGAGATGCTCACGTTCGCCGTGGTGAGCTGGTGCCGCTCGTTCATGAGCGACTTCCGGTCCTTCGGGTCGACCTCCTTCCCGGCCAGCTTCGACACGTTGAGCGCGTTTTCAATTTCCTTTATGCGCCCCTTGTTCCACTTGTAGGTGTCGAACTGCGACATCAGAAGCTCGCGCTGAGCTGGGTTTAGCTCGCCCGCCTGCTTCTCCACAGCTTGTTCAAGTTTCGTCTTGGTAGCCATCCGGCTCCTCCCGATTTCGCCCCTCAGAACCCCATTTTGTTTGAGGGCAAAATGTACGTTAAACAGGACATATACTAGTGCAGTGTACCATAAGAGGGACAGTCGGAAGGCCATATGGCGAATATCCTCGATAAGATTCTCGGACGCGGGAAGAAGATACCGGTGGCGACCGCCGTGCAGACGGTGGGCGCCGTCCCGTACACCCATGGCTGGAGCGGGGACATCTACCAGCAGGTCTTGGTGCGCAGCGTCATCGACCGCTTCGCCACGGCATGCTCGAAGCTCAAGCCTGAAATCGAGGGGTCGGCACGCCCGCGCATCCGCAGGGCCGTCGAGACCTCGCCCAACCAGTTCCAGACCTGGCCGCAGTTCCTCTACCGGTGCGCGACCCTCTACATGAACAACACCACGGTCTGCGTCGTCCCGGAGTACAAGCCGGGGAGCAACGTGCAAATCGGCTACTACCCGGTGCCGCTGGCATCCGCCGAGGTGGTGGAGCACGCCGGGCAGTATTGGCTGCGCTGGTCGATGCCCGACGGCGACACGAGGGCGGTCGAGCTGAAGTACGTGGCAATCATCACGCGCTTCCAGTACCTCTCCGACTGGTTCGGAGACGGCAACATCCTGGCGAGCACGCTCTCCATGCTCAAGGCGCAGGAGGACGCCCAGAAGCAGTCCATCAACGACTCCGCGCAGGTGCGCTTCATCGGCGCCCTGAACGGCAACGTCCGCGAGGAGGACCAGGACAAGAAGCGCAGGCGCTTCGCCGAGCAGAACCTTTCGGACGCAAACGAGACGCCGCTCATGGTCTACGACAACACGTTCTCCTCCATCGAGCAGCTCAAGGCGCAGAACTGGACCATCCCCAGCGACGAGATGGAGCGCATCGAGAACAACGTGTTCGACTACTTCGGCATCAACCGCCGAATCCTCCAGAACAGCTACGACGAGAACGCGTGGGACGCGTATTACGAGGGAATCGTCGAGCCCTTTGCATTGCATCTGGGTGAGGCCATGTCGATGGCGACCTTCACCATGAGGGAACGCCCCGCGAATCGCATCACGTTCTCCTCCAACCGCCTGGAATACGCATCCGCGGCCTCCAAGCGAAACATGAACAAGGACATGACGGACCGCGCCCTCATGACCATCAACGAGGGCCGCGAAATCCTACAGCTCCCGCCAATCGAGGGAGGGGACGTGTTCATCCTCCGGGGCGAGTACAAAGTCGGCCACACCCTCGAGGAAATCTTCCAGGCGCAGAAGGCGGTGGCGGAGGCCAAGGCTGGCGTCCGCTCGGACAACTCCGAGGGCGACCTCGACCCGTCCGACGCCGACATCCAGCGCCCGGACGGCGAGGGCTACGGCTCCGCTGGCGACACGGACACGGGAGACGTCACATCCACGACTCAGGACAGGTGGTCAGAAAATGCCGAATAAACCCGATGAGCGACAGTACCGCATGATGAGCACGCCGCTGTTCGTGCCCAACGTCGACGAGCCGGACGACATCGCGGAGGAGAAGCCGCGCAACCGCTTCAACAGCGAATACTACGTGGAGGGCTACGCCACCACGTTCGAGGACCCGTACACCCTCTTCGAGGACTACGACGGCTGGAAGTACGTGGAGGTCATCGACCGCCACGCCCTGGACGACACCGACATGTCGGACGTCATCTTCCAGTACGACCACGAGGGCCGGGTCTACGCCCGCAACACCAACGACACGCTGCACTTCGAGGCCAACGACCACGGCCTCTTCATCGCAGCCGACCTGTCCAAGACCTCCCTGGCCCGCCAGATGTACGAGGACATCGCCGTGGGCAACGTCACCCGCATGAGCTGGGCGTTCATCCCGGCGGAGGAGGTCTACACCGAGGACAGGGAGAACAAGGTCTTCACCACCCGCATCACGCGGGTCAAGAAGATGTTCGACGTCAGCGCGGTATCGTACCCCGCGGACCCGAACACGGAAATCAGCGCACGTCACCTCGTTAACGGAGAGATCGAGGCCAGGCGGCTGCGGGAGTCGCAGCAGCGCGAACTTGACCGCCAGCGCAGGGAGCTTGCGCTGAGGGCCAAGCGTATGGCAATCCGTTAGAGAGGAGAAGTCATGGACTTCACCGCAATGGACGCTCGGGCCTACCGCGGCCTGAACGCCGACCTGTACCAGGAGCGCCGCTCCCTGGTGCTGTCCCTGGCAGAGAATCTGCCCGAGGACGCGACCGAGGAGCAGATTCGCTCCATCGACGAAGAGCTGAACACCATCAAGGCGGAGGACGCACGCCGCAATGCCCTGACCGAGCTGCGCAACCACCAGGCGCTCGAGGTCATCGGCGGCGCTGGCAACGTCGTCGGCTCCACCCAGAAGCGCCAGGCCCCGGCAATCCTCAAGGCCCGCACGCTCGGCGACCGCATGTGGAACGAGATGCAGGAACGCGGCTACTCCCGCGAGAACGGCAAGTTCCAGATTGCCGGTATGTCCTTCCGCGCAGCCACCGACAACCAGACCGTCGGCGAGCTGGCAGGCGAGAACAGCCCGAACTACTATGACGACACCCTCACCCTGGTCGACACGACCATCCGCGAGGGCTATCGCCGCCCGATGACGATTTGGGGCCTGTTCAACCACGAGATGACCGACAAGGACACCGTGGCGTGGTACACCGAGGGCGCCCTTGACGGCTCCGCCGCCATGACGGCAGAGGCCGGCGCCTTCTCCCAGATTCACGTGAACGACCCGGTCCGCCACTCCGCGGAGCTGAAGAAGGTCACCGCCATCTGGAAGCAGACCGACGAAATCCTGACCGACGCCCCGCGCTTCGTGTCCCACGTTAACGCACGCGCCGGTTACAACCTGGACACCGTCGTCGAAGACCAGCTCGTCGCAGGCAACGGCACCGGCAACAACATCACCGGCATCACCAACGCCTCCGGCATCCTGACCGACACCGCGACCGCCTACAACATGGACTTCATCGAGTCCCTGCTGGACAACCGCACCAAGATTCGCAAGGCCACCCCGAACTTCAACGTCGACACGCTGCTCCTGGCGGACGAGGACTACGACGCCCTCATGAAGCTCAAGAACAACGCCGACCAGTACGTGCTCGGCGGCCCCACGGGCTTCGTGTACGGCAACGGCGTGACCATCGGCCGCAACCTGTGGAACACCATCACCATCGTCCCGACCCCGGCGCTCACGACCGGCACGTCCATCCTTGGCGCGTTCAAGGCTGGCGCGACGATTTACGAGCACACCTCCGGGCGCCGCTTCGACATGGGTTACGACGGCGAGGACTTCAGCCACGGCCTCGTGAGCTTCCGCGCTTACCAGCGCTTCGTGCTCGCGGTCGAGTACCCGGCTGCGTTCTGCAAGTACACGGTCGGTTCCGGCGAGTCCGGGCTCTCCGCCTAAAGGAGGGGCAAATGAATGTCGTAACCCTGGTGGACTTCCACGACAACCTGCGTGACCTCGACCGCAAGCGCGGCGAGGTGTTCGTGGTGTCGCGTGAGCGCTTCGAGGAAATCAACTCCATCGGCATGGAGAAAATCGGCAAGCCGCTCGTCGGCGCAGCCGAGCCAGAGAAGCAGACCCCGGAGGCTCGCGCCTCCAAGGCCGGAGCGAAGCGCACCACCCGCAAGAAGGCTGAGTAGACATGGCATTGCTTGACGAAATAAGGACGGTCGTCCGGGTGTCCCCGGTTCCAATCCCCGACCAGTCGGGCATCGAGCCCGACCAGGAGGGCTGGGAACCGACGTACACGAGCGATTTCGACGGGGAGCTCCAGGCCCTCATCGACGCGGCCCTCGCCGACCTCACGCGGGTCGGCATCGTGCCGACGCTGCTCGACCCGGAGAAGCCGTCCCCGCTCGTCAAGCAGGCCGCGATGCTCTACGTCAAGGCCCACTTCGGCTACGACAACTCCGAGCGGCCCGAGTTCCTGGGGTCGTACAACCAGACTGTCGTCGACTTGCTGAACTCCTCCGCGAATATCGCGTGTTGGAGGACCAGCATGGCCGATTGCGTCGTCGCGGACATCCCCGACCAGCCATACACGGGCCACACCGTCAGGCCGGTCCCGGTGGTTTCCTTCGACGGGGCAGGGCTCGCGTTGAACGAGGACTTCGTAGTCCGCTACGCGTCCAACGTCGAGGTCGGGACCGCCACCGCGTACATCGAGGGCACCGGCTCCTACGGAGGGGTCGTCTCCGCTACGTTCGAGATTGTGGGGGCGTGATGACCCGGTACAAGGAGACATGCGTGCTCTTGGGCAAGTCGTACGAGCCGGACGCCGAGGGCGTCCCGCAGGAGAAGGTCACGCGCTTCAAGGCGTACTGCAACTCCTACACGGTGGCGACCCAGGCATGGTCGACGGCGAAGATGGCAAACTACGAGGCAGACGACGAGATTCAGCTCCGCACGTGCGACTACCACGGCGAGCTCGACGTCGTCTACCGGGGCAAGGACTATTCGGTGTTCTCCCGGATGGAGCAAGGCGACTTCACCAGGCTCCTGCTCCAGCGGAGACGGTCGGACAAGGGGTACGACCGTGCGTAACCTCACCGTTCCAGTCGACGCCTTCGCCAGGGGCATCGAAGAGCTTATCGGCGACATCCCGTATGCCTGCCAGGAGAAAATCGGCAAGGCGACCGAGCGTGCCATCCGCGAGGGTGTCAACACGGTCAAGGACCACGCCTCAGCAGGTGGCGTCCACGAGTGGTCGGCCGATTACATCGAGGGTTTCCAGTCGCACGTCACGAAGGGTATCGTCACAGAAGGGGAAATCGGCAACAAGAACAAGCCCGGCCTGGTTCACCTCCTCGAAAAGGGGCATGTGACCATCAACGGGCGCAGGACGAGGGCGTTTCCGCATATGGCCCCCGCCTTCACCGAAATCCAGCAGGATTTCATCGACAAGGTGGAGAAAGCCGTTGGGGAGGCGCTGAAATGAGCCACGAAGACGTTTACAAAGCCGTCTCGCAGCACGTCCCCTGCCGACACATGGAGTGGCCCGACAACAGCCATCCCGCCCTCCCGTTCGCGGTTTACCTCCTGGACTACGACAAGCCCATCAGCGCCGGTGACATCCAAATCGCAGTGCGGCACAAATGGATTGTCGAGCTGTACGAGTCACGCCGTGACGCGGCCCTGGAAACGGCGCTGGCCGACGCACTGAGGGCGGAGTTCGGCCCCATCACAAGAGACGAGCAATGGGTAGACGACGAGGGCATGCTCCAGGTCGTCTACACCTTCTACCAAATCGAAGGAGAATTCGATGGCTAACAAAGTACGCTTCGGCTTGGCTAACACCAAGTACGCCCTCTTCAACGCTGACGAGGGCACCTACGGCACCCCCAAGGCGGCGCCGGGCGCTGTCTCCCTGTCCCTTTCCATCGAGGGCGGCGACAGCTCCGACTTCTACGCCGACAACGGCGTCTACTTCACCTTCGCCGGGACCAACGGCGGCTACTCCGCAGAGCTCGAGCTCGCCCGCATCACCGATGTGATGCGCGTCGACCTGCTCGGCGAGGTCGTCGACCCCGAGTCCGGCATCCAGTACGAGGTCACCGATGCGGAACCCGCGCAGTTCGCGCTCATCACCGAGATGCAGGGCGACTCCGGCCCCATCGGCTTCGTGTTCTACAACTGCAAGGCCTCCCGCCCGGAGTTGAACGCGAACACCAAGAACGACTCCCCGGACGTCGACACCGACACCCTGAACATCCGCATCGCGGCCCAGGAGTTCACCGTCGGCGGCGCGAAGAAGAACATCGTCCAGGGCCACATCGAGAAGACCACCGACAACGCCGCCAAGTACGCTGCGTTCTTCGACGCAGTCGTCGTTCCCGGCGCGTCCGGCGAGTCCGGCCTTTCCGCTTAAAGGAGGGGCTGAATGTTCGAGGCTGAAATCAACGGGGAGAAGGTCGGGGCGGAGGTCTCGTTCTACACGGCGCAGCTTTACGAGGCTGAGTTCAAGCGCGACCTCATCCAGGACCTCTTCGGCATCCAGACCGCAGAGCCGTCCGTGGAGTTCAACGAAATCGGCGATAAGCCCGAGGATGTCCAGAAATTCCTGGATAGCCCGGGGGATTACATCGCCAGCGTCGACTTCACCAAGGTGAGCTGGAACGTCGTCTCCAAGGTGCTGTGGGCCGCGATCAAGACCGCGAACCCGTCCGCGCCCGGTTTCATGCAGTGGTCGAAGGCCACGAAGGGCGTGAACCTGTGGCTCGTCCAGGAGCAAATCGGCGAAGAGGTATCGGACTGCTTTTTTCGTACCGCAACTGCCGAAGAGGACCTCGAACGGGAAGAGTAAAGACCGCAAGAAGTCGCCGAGGCCGTACACGCAGATGATGCTGTGCGGCCTCGACGCTGGCCTGTCCCTCGAGGACATGCGCCACATGAAGTACACCCACCTGATGCAGTTCCTCTTCGAATGGGAGGACATGCAAGGCGCTGATGTCACGGAGTATGTCGACGCGAATAACTCCGACGTGAAGGCGCTCATGAAACTCTAAGGAGCTGGATATGGCCGATGCATTCCGTGGCTTGACGATACGGCTGGGTGCCGACGCACGCCCCCTCAACTCGGCCATCGACTCCATCAAGACCAGCGCTGCTGCGGCGCAGAAGCAGATGAACACGCTTGACAAGGCGTTGAAGCTCGACCCGTCGAACATCGCGCTCATGCAGTCGAAAATCGAGCTCATGGGCGACAAGGCCATACATTCCGCCAGGGCGTTCACAAAGGTGAGAACCGCCATGAAGCAGGCGGAGCAGACCGCAGGCGGGCTGGCCGCGAAAACGGGCATAACGTCCGAGCAGTTCAAGAAGCTCGCCAACTCCACGACCGAGGCGTTCGCCAAGACGCAGAAAATCAGGGACGAGCTGTACAGCGTCGACGCCCAGCTCGAGCACATCTACGACGCCGTCAGGAGGGTCTACGCCTCCCAGAACAAGCTGGCTGTCGACTCCAAGGAAGTAACCAAGCACATCAACGCGATGAGGCGTGCCTATGGCGGCACGAGCAAGAAGGCCAAGGAGCTCACCGCAGAGATGAACAGGTACTTGGAGGTTGCGTCGAGCAGGGGCGTCCACAAGCTGTTCAACCTACAGAAGGGTGATGCGAAGGGGCTAATCGCCATCCTCGAGAGGCTGCGCGAAAGCCACAGGCGACTGTCCGACAGCCAGAAGGTCATGAACGCCGTGCAGGGATACCGTTCAGCGAGGATGGAGGCCCAGGCGTATGAGTCTGCCGTAAAGGCGGACGTGGCGGCTACGGCCAGGCTCAAGACAGAGATGTACTCCCTCGGTAGGGGCGGCGGCCTCGGCAGCGCGGTCGAGGGCATCAGGAGGCTTGAGGCGGCATCCGACCAGGCGGTTGAAAACGCACGAAAGATGATTGCCGCGTACAAGGCGACGCCGAAGAGCATCGAGGCCGCGACCGCCAAGATTCACGCAGTGGCCGCAGCGGAGGAGACGCTCCGGCAGAAGACCGCCGCTATCCACCGGGCGTTGGAGCAAATCAAGGCCGAGCCTGCTCTCAAGGGCAAGGCATACGAATCCAAGCAGGCATATACACAGGCGATGAAGGTCGAGGAGGAGTACACCCAGCTCGGCACCAGAATCGCGCTCGCGACCGAAAGGGCCCGGGAGTTCGGCAAGGCCCTCAAGAACATGAGGGCGCTCGGCGTCGACAAGCAATCAGAGGAATTCCAGCAGATGCGGGCCGCGTCGAAATCCGCGGCCGATGAGGTCGCGAGGCTCAGGGAGAGGCTTGCCGCGCTCAGCGGGAGGCATGAGGTGGCGGCGCTTGTCACCAAGTTCCATGAGTTGAAAGCGGCTGAGGCCGATGCGACCGTGCAGGCCGCGGCGCTCCACACCCAGGTATCGAAACTCCGCGCCCTGTCCAACCTCGGCAAGGGCATGAGGGAGTTCGGCTTCGGCATGTACGCGTCCCTCACCCCGGCCGTCATGATGGCTGGCAGGTACGCGATTGACGCGGCGAAAGACGTCGACTCCGCATACCGAGACATGCGCAAGACAGTCAACGGCACCGAGGAGGACTTCGAGCACCTGAAGGAAGCCGCGGTCGACTTCTCGCGGACGCACGTCACATCTGCCGACACCATGCTCGAAATCGAGGCCATGGGCGGCCAGCTCGGCATCATGGTCGGCGACCTCGAGGAATTCGGCCATACGGTGTCCAACCTCGACATCGCGACGAACATGGATTCCGACACCATCGCCGAGGACCTCGGCAAGATGGCGACGGTCATGGGCATCACTGTCGACCAGTACGACAACTTCGGCGATTCGCTCGTTCGACTCGGCAACAACATGCCCGCCATGGAATCGGACATCATGAACTCCGCGATGCGCTTCATGGGCATGGGCAAGGTCGTCGGCATGTCCGCCGACCAGGTGCTCGCGTGGGCGACCGCAGCGGTTTCGACCGGCCAGAAGGCGGAGGCGGCGGGCTCCTCCATGATTCGCTTCATGGGCAACATGGAGAACGCCGTGAACGGCTCTGACGAGGACTTGGAGAAATGGGCGAGCGTCGCTGGGATGTCGTGCGACGAGTTCAGGCAGGCGTTCCAGGAGGACGCCAGCAGCGCCATGTACGCGTTCGTCAAGGGCATGGGCGAGATGCAGGAGAGCGGCGAATCCGTCAACCAGCTCCTCAAGGAGCTGAAAATCGGCAACGTCCGCGACAAGCAGCTCCTCGAGGGCTTCGCGAACCAGATGGCGAATGCCGCCAAGACCGGCGACATCCTCGGCGAATCGCTGGAGATGGCATCCACGGCGTATAAGGGCATGTCTTACGTGGCAAAAGACGGCTCGATAGAGGAAGCCGGAGACGCCCTGCGCGAAGCGGAGAAGAAGTCAGAGGGCTTCTCCGGCGAATTCCAGAAGATGTGCAACAACGCGAAGGCCCTGGCGGTCGAGCTCGGCGAGGCGTCCGTTCCCGTACTGAAAGAACTCGGAGGCACCTTCCAAGAGCTGACCGGGTTCGTCCACGACCTGCCCGATGACGTCAAGGAGCTTGCCGTCAAGTTCGGCATCCTGCTTGCCGCCATCGGCCCCGTGTCGGTCGGTCTCGGCACGTTCTTCCAGGTATTCGAGAAGATCAGGACGGGCTTCGTCGGCATCCAAGGCGCGTTCGTCGGCGCCGCAGCGAAGTTGAACACGTTGAATGTCAGCACGAAGGCGGGCATGGCCGCGAACCTCGGCTTGCAGAGGGCGCTCACCGGTCTCAGCAAGACGCCTGTGCTCATCGCAATTACGGCCATCATCGCGGGCGTCACCGCGATGGGCGACGCCATGAGGGCGCAGATAGAGAAGCAGGAGCGGTTCAAGAAGGCCACGGAGGGAATCGTCGACGTGTCGCGCCGCGCTTCGCTTCTGGGGAGCGCCGAACAGCAGGCGCTAGAGGACCAATCCCGCGCAGCCGGAAGCGCGGCCAAATCAGTCGACGAGCTTGTTAGCTCGACCGCCGAACTCGTAGACAAACAGAACGAACGGCTCGCATCCTCCGAGAAGGACATCGGCCAGCTCAGGACGGCCCAAAGGATTATCAACAAATACGCCAACACGGACCTCAGCGGGAACGTGTCCGCGCAGGGAGAGCTCAAGGCCGCCGTCGAGCTCGTCAACGAGCAGTGCGGCACGCAATACAAGGTGCTCGACGCCGTGAACGGCGTGCTCGCGGACGAGAAGGGCAACATCGATGGCGTGACCGGCGCAATCAACGAGTACATCGCAAAGAAGCAAGAGCAAATCAAAGTCGACCAGCTCCAGCAGAAAATCGCCGAGGACAGCTCTCAGCTCGACACCGCCATCGCGACATGGACCGAGTCGACGAAGGCTCTCCAAGAGTACGAGAAGGCGCACAAGGAGGCGAATCCCGACTGGAGCTCCCTCACGGACGTCACTGACACCTACCGCAAGCTCACGGAGGATGTTTCCGCGGCGAGGGCCGAGGTCGACGCCCTTTCCGAAGCGTATGACAGGGACACGGCTGCGCTCGGCGCCACGGTCACGGCATCCCAAGAGTCCTATCATTCGGTGGAGAACCTCGCGAAGGCGCATTCCACGCTCTATGGCATGCTCTCCGGGAACGAGATGGACGATTTCGCCAGGGGGTTGCAGAACGCGGGGTTGACCGTCGACGAGTTCAATAAGGTCTCGCAAGTCGAATGGGGCGAAGCCGTCCAGGCTTGGCGGAACTCAGGTTATGACATGGGCGTGGTGCTAGACACGCTCGGCCTCAAAACCCGCTCCATCGCCGCACAGTACAAGACCGAGATGGAGTCAATCACCGGCTCCACTGACGCCTGGAAGAGCGCCGCGTCCACCGCAAAGATGGGCGGCACCGAACTCGCCAACGCCCTCAGCGGGGCGGGAATCTCGGCCACCGAGTTCGCCAACATCAGCTCGGGAGCGTTCAATGCCCTGTACACTGCGGCCAGCGGCGACTTCTCGAAAATCAGGAGCGAGCTTGACCTGCTCAACGCGGCGGGAATGGACATCAACAAGATTGACCTCAACGTCGACGACGAGGGCGTGCTAAGGGCGAAGGACCAGGTCATCGAGCTGAAGAAGGAGTCGGCGACGATTGGCGGCCGGGAGTTCAAATGGACGAGCTCCGGTTGGGAGGAAGTCAAGGCCCAAATCGACGAGGCCGAGGAGGCCACCGATGACGCCGTCGAGGTCGACACCGAGGTGACCGGACAGGAAGACGTCGAGAACCTTGCAGATGACATCAGCGAGGCCCAGAGCGTTGCCGCCGAGGGCGTCGACATCAACATCACCGCCGAGGAGAACGAGAGCGTCGAGAACTTCCTCAGCCTCATCGACGAGCTGAAGTCGATTGGCAACATCGGCGTCAGCACCTCCATCAGCGTCGACACGTCCGGCATCGACGGGGCGAACGCCTCCTGGGAGACCTTCAAGTCAGCCGTCGGCCAGGGCATAAACGGGACAGTCAAAATCGACTCGAAGGACGTGGACACCGCGCAGGGCAAGGTAGACGCCCTCGCGAAGGCCATCAAGGAGCTTCCCGACGGGCAAGTGTCCGTCACTGTCTCAGGCGGCGCGCTTGGCATCCTCCGGGAAATCCGGGATAGCCTGAACTCGCTCGACGGCAAGACCGCGAACACGTATGTCGTGACGCACAAGAGCACGACGGGCGGCAGCGCATCCGGCGCGATAGTCCCGGCGCACGCCTCCGGTGCGCTCATCCCGAGGAACGCGGCGGGCGGAATCAACGGCATCGCCACCCACGCGATGATGACGAACATCGGCTGGGTCGGCGAGGCCGGTGCCGAGGCCATCTTCCACATGCGCAACGCCGGTGGCGCGGTCGTGCCGCTCTCCAACAGGCGCTACGTCCGCCCGTTCGCCAGGGCGGTTGCATCAGAGATTCCAGGTGGCAACAGCCGCACGGTCAACCTCACGGTCAACCTCGACTACAGCGCCGACTCGAACGCCGCAGACCTCGCAAACGGGGTCGCGAGCAAGCTGCAATCCATCTTGAGAATGGGGGATTAACCAATGGCATCCTCTAAGACATACACGCCGCCCGCCCCGACGGCGCTCACCCTGAGCCGCGACGACCTCACGTGGAAGGCGGAATGGAAGAACTCGTATGCATCCGGGAACAAGGAGTATACGGCGATCAAGGTCAAGTGGAAGCTCTTCTGGGTGCGTGCAAGCGACGGAACGGCGGGAGGCGACAAGAACGAGGTCGAGAGGGAGCTGGAGCCATCCTCCACCTCCGAAACGCATTACATCACCGAGTTCGAGAAAGGGTCGTCGAAGAAGGCCGGGAAATTCAAGCTCACCGACGTGTACCCGAAGGGCGAACACAAAATCACGTCCGCCGCAGCCTGCGTGAGGGCCATCCACAAGGTTCCAAAAGAGAAAAAGTACAAGGAGTTCAAGGGGAAGTCCTTCTACAAGGACTCGGGCTGGGTCAAGCTAAATGTCTACGCCCCGCCGACGCCGACCGTCGAGTGGGAATGGGACCCGGAGAACGCGACAGCCACCGTGACGGTCACGTCGACCGAGGACGACCTGCATCCCTGGACGCAGACCCAGGTCGAGGTCGTCATCAAGCAGCAGAACGGCGTGAACAAGACCCTGACGTCCAAGACGGCCGTGAAGCAGGCCGAATGGTCCAAAGAATACGACGTCTCGTCCTACATCACCAGCCTCCAGGCAGGCAAGTCGGTGACCCTGACCTGCAACGCATATGCGCAGGGCATGGCCGGTGACAGCGGAAAGTACACCTCCGACGGGAAACACCAGCTCACCATCGCGATGCCGTCCGCGGCGACAATCGGCAGCATAACCTGCGCTGACAAGAAGCTCGGCGGCCGAATCAACGTGGAGGTCAAGAGCGTCGGTGCGAACACGAAGCACGTGCAATTGGAGCGCAGGCACGGCGAGGACGAGTGGGAGGAGGTCGACGGGGCGACCGACAACAAGGACTGCAAGAACCTCTACGATTCCTACGACGAGGCCGACCCGAAGCCGGGCGAGAGGCTTTACTACCGCATCAAGTCGACCAGCGACAACTTCGTCGTGCACGGGAGCCCGGTCGAGGCGGAGGCCCTCTTCATCGAGGCGCCAAAGTTCACCTGCATGGCGAGCTGCGCCATATGGAAGGTAGAGAAGGCACGCGACGGCGAGTCGGCAGAGGTGGTCATGGCCTTCGACGACGGCACCGACAACGACGGCACCGAGCTGTCCTGGTCGGAGGACACGCGTGCGTGGGATTCCACCGTGCCCCCCGAGACAGCGGATTTCCCCGGCAAGGACGGCACCCCGGCCACAAGCCAGTATGGGGCAACGAAGACCGCGACGCTCTCAGGGCTTACCCCGGGCAAGCAATACTTCATCAGGTGCAGGCGCTACAAGGAGGGCGACTCGAGCGACACGGCGTACAGCGAGTATTCCGAGCAGTTCTCCCTCACATGCGAATCGGCCGAGGACGACACCTGCGCCGTCATCAGCGCGGAGCCCGACGATGACGGCAAGGGCGCGACGCTGCTCATAGGAATCGACGAGGACAACGCGAACACCGGTACCGAGGTCGCGTGGTCGAGCTACGAGAACGCCTGGACGTCCAACTCGCAGCCGAGCACCCTGGAGGCCGACTGGGCCGCGCAGGCGGCCACAGGCGCCTGGAGCAAGACCCAGCAGGTGAACCTTCGCGAACTCAGCCCCGGCACCGTGTACTACGTGCGCACCCGACGATACCTTGAGGACAGCGGCGGCAACAAGACCTACGGGCAGTGGTCGACGTCGTTCTCGTTCACAACGAAGAGCAAGAGCGAGGCGAACGCCAACCTGCTCTGCGGCATAGTCGGGCAGCCCGTCGCCGGGGACGACGGCACCACCGCGACCGTGGTCGTGGGGTGGAACTTCAGCAGGACGGGATGCGAGGTCTCCTGGTCATCCAACCCGAACGCGTGGGAGTCCAGCGAGACCCCCGAGACCTTCGAGTTCGAGTGGGCCGACCCGGAGAGCAAGGACCCGGAGCACTGGGGCAACACGGCGACCGTGCAGATTGCAAAGCTCGAGGACGGCGTGACCCACTACGTCAGGGCGCGTTCGTACTACGAGCAGGACGAGAAGATGTACTCCGCGTACAGCGAGACCGTCACCGTGACGCCGTTCTCCGCGCCCACGTCGGTCGTGCTCAACGAGCCCGGCCCCGTGAGGAGGGGAGACCCCATCGAGGTCTACTGGACCATCGAAGGCGAGCACGAGCAGGCCGAGTTCAACGTGTTCCAGACGGGTATGGGCGGCACGTCCCTTGCGAGCGGCACCGGCTCCTCCTGCCACGCGACCATAACCCCTGACAGGTACGGGAGCGCCGACACCATCAGCTTCCACGTGGAGGCCGGGTTCGGCGGCGGGATGACGGCGTCGAACACGGTCTCGGTCGCCATCATCGACACACCCTCTTGCGAGGTGTGCGTGCAGGAGGTCACGGCCCAGGAGCAGCCCTTCGAGGTCTACTGCGACGACGGCCGCTCCGACGTGCTCCTGGCGTGCTCATCCATGGGGATAGCCTATGACGGACCCGACGGCGATATGTCGCAGCAGGCGGGCTACGTCGTGTGGACGACGGCCATGCGCCCCGACTGGAGCATGAGGACGTGGCGCAACACCATGCTCTACTCCAAGCTGGCGGCGGACGTGTCGGCTGCCCTGGCGGCGAAGAACGCGGCTGAGGCGGCGCGGGATGCGCTCGACCCGTCCGACGCGGGATACGAGGACGCCGTCATCGAGGCGGAGAACGCGGGCGTCGCATACAGCGCGGCCCTGGCGGCGCAGGCGGTGCATCCCGCCAGCGGCACCGTCTACATGGCGAGCATCGCGATGCCAGAGGACGTGGCGTTCCTCGACACGGGGAGCTACTCCATGACGGCCAGGGCGAAAGAGCCGGTGGCCGGGATGACCTCGGACGAGGCGTCCTGCACCTTCAAGGTCAACTGGGCGCACCAGGCGCCGACGCCATCCGACGCGATAACCGTCGAGGCCGACGCGCAGGAGATGACCGCAGCAATCACCCTGCCTGCGCCCACGGGGGCCGCGCAGGGCGACGTCTACGACGTCTACCGCGCGAACCCCACGGGACACGAGCTCATCGCAGGTGGCGTGCAATTCGGCTCCACTGTCACCGACCGCCTCGCGCCTTTCGGGGACGGCTACCTGCACTACAGGGTCGCCTGCCGCACGGCAGACGGCGACGTGGCGTTCCTGGACTACGAATACGAACTCCCGGCGCATTTCGTGCGAATCGACTGGGAGGACCGCTACATCGACCTTCCGTACAACCTGGAGCTGTCCGACTCCTACGAGAAGGCGTTCGAGGCACGCTCCCACATGGACGGCACCGTGAACGGCTACTACGAGAGGGCCGTCATGCACACGGGCGGCTACTCGGCCGAAATCCCGAGGGCAATCGGCACGAACGACATGAACCTCCTGCGCGAGCTCGGCGAATACGCCGGTCCGGTGTTCTGCCGCACGCAGCACGGAATGGCGTTCCAGTGCGACGCCCAGGTGTCCGAGCTGTCCCTGGACAACGTGTCGGCGGCCATCTCGGCGAGGCTCGACCTCACCGCCATGAGGCTCGACAGCCGCTACACGGTGCCCACCGACGACATCGAGGTGCCCGCATGACGGATTGGCAGAGGGGATACACCGCAGGCTGGGAGGTCTACGAGGTCAACCGCGACACGTGGGCCGACGGAGACCGCATCGACGGCATCCTAAGTGTCGACGTGAACAAGAGCTGCACGGACACCTCGCCAAAGCTGGAGGAGGGTTCCATGGACGTCATGGCCGACTCCTTCGGCGCGAGGTGGTGCCGCATCTACATGACCGCCGAGCAGGCTGGCATCGAGCGGCATCCGATAGCCACGCTACTGTTCGAGAGCGCATCCTCCCGGTTCGACCACCAGGCTAGGACCATCAAGGCGGAGGGCCGCTCCGTCCTGCAACCGGCGGCCGACGTGAAGATGACGAGGGGGTCGTTCGCGGCGAAGGGCACGGACGGGGCCGCCTTTGCCGGGAGGCTCATAGCCTCCTGCACACCTGCCCCGGTGACCGTGGAGGGCTCCTTCATGCTTGGCGACGACGTTGTGTTCGACATCGGCTCCACGAACCTGGACGCGGCCTGGATGCTGCTCGACGCGGGCGGCTGGTGCATGCAAATCGACGGGCGCGGGGAAATCCACATCCGCAAGAAGCCCGACCAACCGGCGCTCGAGCTGTCCGGCGCGAACGTCGGGCTGCTCATCCCCGGGGTGGACGACGAGTTCGACATCTCGGAGGTGCCGAACCGCTACATCGCGATTGACGACGACAACGTCGAGATAGCGACCAACGAGGACCCGGAGTCGGCCACCAGCTACCAGAGCCGCGGCAGGTGGGTCGACGAGCTTGACGAGTCGCCCGTCCTCATCGACGGCGAGGCGCTGGCCGTCTACGCGCAGAGGAAGCTGAGCGAGAAGTCCACAGTCACCAGGACGTACCGCTACCAGCGCGAGTACCTGCCCGACCTGAACCTGTACGACCTGGTGCGGGCGACCGTCCCGGAGAACGGCATAGAGGGCGTGCTCAGGGTGCGCTCCCAAGACCTGCAATGCGAGCACGGCGTCGTGGTGACGGAGGCCGTCGAGGAGGAGGTGTCGCTTTGAACGCTGAGGAGTACCTCGCCAAATCAATAGACAAGGTGGTCGAGGCCAAGGTCAAGAAGGCCATGCGCGGCGGCCCGTCCACATTGCAGGCCGTCGTGACGGGAACCGACTCCCAGGGCAAGACCTGGGTGCGCCTTCCCGGCGCCGAGAACGACACGCCGGTGAAGCGCTCCGCCGCCGAGACGGAGGTCGGGGACATCGTGTCCGTGACCATCTCCAACGGCAGGGCCATCATCGACAGCAACATCAGCAACCCGGCTGCCGGGGCGAAGCGAGTCGACACTGTACAGCAGCAGACCGCCGAGAACCGGCGCACAGCCGAGAATCTCACGCTCAACGTGCAAGGCATCGCCGCCGACGTGGCCGTTACGCAGGGAGCCGCGATGGAGGCCCTCACGCAGGCCCAAAACGCAAGCGAGGCGGCGGATACGGCATGGGCGTATGCCGACGACGCCCTCGTGCAGGCCCAGACCGTCCAGGCGAACCTCGGCCTGTTCGAGCGCGTGGTCACCGGCGACCTGGAGGCGCAGCACGCGCACATCGGCGAGCTGGAGGCCGACACCGCGAAAATCCACAGCCTGACCGCCGACGAGCTGAGCGCGGCCACCGGCTACATCGCAGACCTCAAGTCCGACAACATCGAGGCGGACACCATCGCGGCTAACGTCGGCAAGATCAAGGACATCACGGGCGAGTCGCTGTCCTACGCCACGGGCTATATCGCCGACCTGCGCTCCGAGAACATCACCGCGCAGAACATCATCTCCGACCATGGCGTGATTGACACGCTGGACTCCAACTACGCCCACATCGAGAACGGCGTCATCGACAACGCCAAAATCGGGTACGCGGACGTGAACGACCTGAACGCCCATTACGCGGAAATCAAGCAGGGCCACATCAACTCGGCCCTCATCGACACGGCGGCAATAGTGGACGAGCAGGTGTTCACGGTCACGGGCAATAAGGCGACCCTCAGCGAAATCAACGCCGACAAAATCACCGTCCGCAACCTGAACGCCAAGAACCTCACCATCGACACGGCTGACGGCTACGTGACCATCGGCGACAAGAAGACACCGACCAAGGAGTTCATCGACTCGCTGAAGGACGAGCTTCAGCAGGAAATCGACGGGGCCGTGGAGACGTGGACATCCACCGCCGTCCCGCTGCTGAACAACTACCCGGCCAATCAGTGGGCGGACGACAAGACCAAGGCGAAGCACGTCGGCGACATCTGCTACGTGCAGCAATCCGGCTCCGATTACGACGGCTTCTGCTACCGTTTCGCATATTCCAACGGCGAGTTCTTGTGGGTGCTGATAAAGGATTCCAGCGTCACAAAGGCACTGGCTGACATCTCCGACCTCCAGACCTTCGAGAGCGAGACGGTCAGCTGGATTGACGAGACAGAGGACGGCCTCACCACCATCAGGCAGAACCACACGAACCTGTCGGGCGTGGTGGACAAGACCGTGAAATCCTCGACGCAGCTGTGGTACACCAAGGCCAACACCACGGCTCCAACGAAGCCGACCTCCAAGGTCACGTCCACGGCCACGACGGGCGACGCATGGCGCACGGTGGTGCCAGCGTGGAGCGCGAGCTACCCGAACTACTTCTACTGCTGGCAGTTCGAGCTGGCCGACGGAACATACGCCTGGGGTGACGTGGTGCGCGACATAGCGATGGGCGAGTCCCAGGGAACCTCGCGCAGCGCCCAGACGACGGCGAACGCCAACATCAAGTCCTCGGTGCAGCTGTGGTTCACGAAGGCCAACGCCACCGCACCCGCGAAGCCCACGGCGCAGGTCACGACCAACAACCCCGCGACGGGCAACGCCTGGAACCTCGCGGTGCCGACCTACAGCGCGAGCTACCCGCACTACTTCTACTGCTACCAGCAGCAGAAGGGCGACGGGACGTACCAGTGGAGCGACGTGGTGTACGATAAGGGCACGACGGAGGCTATGCAGAAGGCCCAGGCGGCTCTCCCGTCGAGCACGTTCGAGACCTTCGAGCAGACGACGTTCAAGACCGTGGTTGACGAGGTGGGCGAGCAGTCGAGCACCATCGCCCAGATGTCCGAGACCGTGAAACACGGCGGGAAGAACCTGCTGCCGCATACGGGAGTCACCGCAGCCGATAAGGAGTGGCTCAAGGACAACATATCCTCGGCGTGGAACAACCTCGCGATTGAAACCGTCGACGGGGAAAGCGCTTACAAGTACGACCCGACATGGGGGCCTTCTTACTGGCAAAGCGGCGCGTGGTGCACCTTGAAGGCCGATACTTACTACACATACAGCGTAGACCTTCACTATACGAAGGATGTCCCATTCAACATGAACAGCCTGGGTCATTTCCAGGTTTACAACGCCGCGAGTGAGAAGAGCGACAAGTCGCACGAGGACGTGTCGGATAAGCGCGTGTTTACTCCGGCTACGATTCCAGCGAACACGTGGACGAGGGCTTCCGTCACGTTCCTGACAAACGAGCTTGACGGCAGCACGTTCCGGATTTACCCGCGCTTCAATATCGCTGCAAATGACGGCACGCTGCATTTCAAGAATGCAAAGCTTGAAAATGGCACCATCGCCACGCCCTGGGACTACGCGTCCGAGGACGTGACCACGCTCACCAATACGGTGAACACGGTCAAGCAGACGGCGGATACGAACAGTGCGAGCATATCGAGCCTCACGACCACCGTGGCGAATAACAAGACCGCCATCGAGAACCGTGCGAGCAAGATCGAGCAGACGCTCGACGGCTTCAGCTCCACGGTGAGCGCGACGATTGCGGAATCCGTGCAGGGCGACAACGTGCTCACGGGCAACGCGCTCAACCCGAACAACTGGACGATAAACGCCCCGACAGCCGCCAACTTCACGAAGGCGGCTTACGGCACGGCAGGCACCAAGGTCACGTTCGACGCGGTTTCCGGCTACGAGAACCTGTACTCGCCGGATATTCCGGTGACCAACGGCTCGACCTATACGCTCTCGGTGGAGTACACCGTGGGCAAGGACTACAACACGACGGCCAACCGGAGCGGCTACGGCCTGGGCGTGTACAAGGGAACGGGTTATCCGTCCAGCACATACGACGAGTCTAATTCCAAGTTCATCGCCAAGGCGGCGTTCTTCCGGACGCAGACCCGCGTCGCCCAGACCGCGACGGTCACCTTCACCGCCACCTCCGACAAGCTGGTGCTCATGCTCAACGGCGGGCATATCGCCGACGGCCAGACCGGGCTTTCCTTCACCATCGACAAGCTCAAGCTGGTGGAGAGCATATCCTCCCGCGTGTCCTCCGCCGAGACGGCCATCGAGCAGACAGCTGACGCCATCGGCCTGAGCGCGTCGGGCACGACGACCATCGCAAACCCGAACCTGAGTCCGTTCTTCGAGTTCACTCCGTTCGGCACGTCTGGCAGCTCGTATTGGACGAACAATTTCACCACGGGTGCGTTCACCGCGTTGGAGGACGGCTGGGCGCATTTCCACCGGCACAACACCGGCACTGCCGTCCAGAACAACTATGTCCGCATGGTGGCCTGCCCATCCGTGGTACAGGGAGAGGTGTATACGTGCCTGGTGGAGATTCGGAACATAACGACCAACACCGCCACGAGTTACGACTTCTACACCCAACAGTCCACCGACACCCAGTTCTGGGGCAGCGGCGGCACACATGGCTACATCGACGGCTATGACGGCTTCTCGCTGAATAACAACGGACTGGCCGCTGGCGCGCATTATTTTCCGATGAAGGCGCGCGGAATCACCGAGCACTCTACAACGGGCACCAGGCTTATCGACTTCAACTGGCAGGTGCCAGCCGGTGCTGAAATCGAGTGCGACGTGCGCGTGTCCCTCTACAAGGGCGATTATCGAGGTCCCTGGAAGCCCTACTCCGGCTCGCAGCTCTACGCGTCGCAGGCGGAGCTGAAGGTCGCCAACGACAACATCAGCTCCAAGGTGTCCACCACCGACTACACGGGCG